CCACCATCCGGCGACCATGTCATAGTCCTTGGACGGATCGAACATGCGAAGTTGAAGAACGGGCTGGCTCATGGGTTTAGTCAAATCACACTATTGTCAATCCCCGTATGCGTCGAGCTTTACGACGAGGGCGCGGACGGTGAACGGGTAAGGCAGGCGCTGGCGCAAATAGAGGTCGCTGTCGTCGGAGTAGTCGCCCGCGACGACAACCTCGGCATCGCCGGAAAAAGGCGGCGGGCTGGCGTCCATTGGATCATCGAAGTCCCGCGGGTAGATCCAGAGCCACTCGGTGCCGTTGGTGCTGGCCTCCCCTGCCAAGGACTTGAACAGGCTGACCTCCACGCGGTTGATGCGCTTCTTGCGTCCGCGGGTCGGGCCATCGCGCAGATCGAAGTCGAACTTCATCGGCAAAATCGTCGAGGTGTAGGGCAGACCGGCCAGAACCTTGGTGTAGGTCTTGTCCAAGACGATCTGGCCGCTGGCGACCGTCTCGTCGGGCTGGACGGCCCCGTTGGCCAAGACGCTGACCGTCTTGCCTTCCAAGTGGGACAGTCCGGTGATGGTGGCCGTCGCGGTGCCAGAATAGCGTTTCGCGCAGTCCAGATACCACCAGTCGTCCTTGGTCTGGGCCTCAAACTTGGCGCGGTTGTCAGCCTTGAAGCGTTCGACGTAGCGTTTGGTCTGCCCGTTGATCGTGCGTTTGACCACCAGCCAGACCTCGTCGTCCGCACCGGAAAGTCCGTAGACGGTGGCGACGGACTCAAATTCCCCGTCGGTGGTGTGCCGGTGCCATGCGACAACCTCTTGGTCGCGCTCGTAGGACATGCCCACCAGTTGGCCGTCGCCCCGCACCGCCCAGAGGATGGCGTCGGGCTGCTGCTGAAAGGCCAATTCGACCAGTTCGCCTTGGGTCACATGCTCGGAAAGGACGGTCAGATCCGGCGCAACCCACCCGTCGCGCTCAAAGTTATAGGTCAGTTCGCGCACCTTGCGCCCGCGGCGCTGGACGAAAAGCAGGACGTCGTTGAGCAGGATGGCCCGCATGGTCTTCGATCCGAAGCTGCTTTGCTTCTGGGCCTCGACGTTGGTCGAACTGAACGCTTGCCCGCTGTCGGCCCCGCCGATTGTCCACTCGTCGCCGCTGGTTCCCAGCATGAGGCGCTTCTGGCTGAACATCCATTCGATGCGGTTGCCTTCGGACGAGGCCACGGTGAATTGCAGCCCGTCGTCCGCGCCAACTCCCAGTTGGAAGTTTTCAAAGTCGTCGACCTTGCTGCACCAAACGGTATTGGGCTGGTGGGCGGTGCCGCCGAAGCAAAGGCGCTGTTCGTGGATGGCGACGGCCCGCGGGTAGCCGCGCACCGCGGAGAACGCGGCCTCGCTCCACTGGGTGGTTCCGGTGATGACTGATCCCAGCCACTTGTTGACCGTGGCTCCGGCGCTGGTGCCGCTGGCCACGCTGTTGATCGTGACGGTGCCGCCGCTGTTGAAGTCGGTGGATTCAAGGAAGACGCGGGCGCTGGTGTTGCTGGCGTAGTTAAGGACTTGCAGCTTGAGGCCAACGCGCTCGTCCTCGGTGCCGGTGGCGGTAAAGTTCCGCGCGGTGGTCAGCGAGTTAAACTCCCGCACCACTTCGTAAGCGGTAAATCCGCTGCCGCCGTCCTCGTCCATTTCCTTCTGCGGGATACGGAGCAGTCGCACGGTGCCGATCCATGTGCCAACCGTGGTCAGCGTCCAAGAACCTTGGATGTCCAAGGTGTCGGTCGTCGTCTTATTGGCATCGATGGTCGTCGAAATTGCCCCGCTGTTGCGCGGCCACTGGATAGCCCACTGGCTACCCACATGGCCCGCTTGGAAAACAGACGCGCTGGCGGTCAACGTGGCGCTGCCAGAGGCCGCGGAGGAAGCGATGGTGGTGGTCGTAAGATTCTGGTCGAGGAGCGGCGGATAGCTCCACGCCACGGTGGCCAGCGTCCAGTTCGTGTCGCTGACGCGGGTCAGCTTGCGCGGCGCGTGGTTGGCGTGCGCGATATACATGATGTCGTTGACTTGAACGTATTGCAGTTCGCGCAGTTCGCTCTCTTGGTAGGGACTGGCCACTTCCAAGGGCGAACCGCCGGAAAGCACTTGTGAGTCGTTGCCCCAGAACCGGATGTATTGGTGGCCAAACTCTAAAACAAAGCGGGTGGTCACGGAAAAGTTGAAGCCGATCAAGCGGCACCGCTGGTTGGCGTTCTTGGCCTCGCCCAAGTATTCGGTGCCAGCGCGGCGGTAGACGCCCCCGTAGGGCAGGACGACCATGTTTTCCAGCGTGCGGCATCCGCTGCGGTATTTTTCGACGTCCGTGCGGGCGTCCATGTAAGGACTCAACTCGCCTGCATTGAGGGCGGTGACGAGGAGATTGGCCATGACCTATTGGCTGGACGGGAACTTGGTGTAGCGGGCCGCGACAAGGTCGCTGTTCGTCCACGGCATCTTGCGCCGGAGACGCTCCTCAAAGGCGTCGGCCATGCGAGCCTTGGGGCCGGTGATGGCTTCGTATTCTTGCAGCAACTCCTGCGGCATGTTCCGGCTTCCGGTCAGCGGGCCTGCCAGACGAGAGGCCAGCATGGTGGCCAGCGCGTGAACAAAGAGTGGGTGGTAGAACGATCCGTCCTCCACGCGGGCGACATACCGGATGTTGGCCTCCTCGGCGTTGGTCAGCAACTGGTCGCCTTCGACGCTGAACTCCCCCAGCCTTTCGTTGGGTTCGTAGCCGTTGAGTTGGACGACGCGCAGGCAATCAACCGGCAACTGGTAGGCGCTTTCCCACTCGCTCTGTGGGGCGGTCGAAAGTTTATTGAGCGCGGAGCGGCGCATGGCGAAGTTCCAGCGATGCCCTTGCAGGACTTCGTCGCGGGTTTGGGCGAAGAAACGATTGCAAAACTGGGCCTGTTTGCTGTCGTCGGTCAGCGCCATGATCGGGCTGATGCCCAGTTTGGCCAAAGCCAGATTACAAATTGATGTTTCGTCGGCCATGAAAGTGAAAAAGGTGGCAGACTATTGAAGCCGGTCTGCCAGCGGCTGTGAGTTCCCGTTTAGGGCATGCGGAACGCGAGCAGGAAGCTGATCTTCTTGCCTGCGGTGACCGCGTTGGTGCGGGTGATCGCGGCGACCACGGTGCGGGTCGCTTCGGTCACAACGTAACGCGGAAGGACGCTGACTCCGATGTTCGGAGTGACAGCGGCGCTACCAGCGGTCGAACTGTTCAGCGAGATGGAAGTCGCGCTGTAACGGTCGGCATCGCCCGCGTCACCGATGGTCGGGATCGCCACAACGGAGCCGCCCAAGGACGCCTCGTTGTTGACGCGCCAGAGTTCGGGCAGCGGGATTGCGCCGACGGGCAACACGGCAACATTGATGTTGTCGCCGGTGGCCGCTTCGGTGCCGGTGGTTGTGTAGGTCGCTTGCGCGTAGACGACATTGCCAGTGACAAGGTCGCCGTCCACGCGGTTGCGGACGTTAAGCTCCAGATTTTCGGGAGCGATGTCGGTGTAGAACGTAGCCATATTATGATTCTCCTATGGTTGGTTGTTGTTGATTAGAGAACCTCGTCGGCGGCAACTTCCACGACCTTCTTCTCTTCCATGCGCGTCGCGCCAAGGCTGGCCACGGTGCGGATTTGCAGGGAGTGCGACTTGTCGGCGCGGATGTCCACATGCACCTTGCGACCGGCGTCGGCCAGCTTAAGGCCGGAGCGGACGTAGGCGAAGCAAGTGCGGACGCCGGTTGCGGCGACGTAGGGAAGCAAGGACGACGCCACGCGGCGGAACTTGAAGCCCATGAAGGTGTCGATGTCGCCCTGCACCAGCGCCTTGACGCTGTTGAAGTCGGCGCTCGTCACTTCGGTCGTGCGGAGCAAATCTTGGATTTGCTTGGCGCTGACCACGATGATGCGCGGATCGCTGTCGTCCACTTCCGCCTCGTTGAGGAGGTAAGCGGCTTGGCGAAGTTTCGCAATGGTGAGGCCGCTGTTGGCGGCGGAGCCGGTTTCGACGTAATCGACGGCGACTTTCTGGCCCGAAGGCAAGCTGGTCGGGGTCACGCCGGTTTCGCCCGTGTAAGCGGTGCCAAGCGCGGCGTCGATGATGACTTTGTCGCAAGTCCGCATGTAGGCCATCGCGTGGTTCGCAACGGTTTCGGACTGCGGCAGGCTGACTTCGCCAAGGTACTCGGCATCCCACTCGTCGAACAACGTGGCGTGTTCGTACGGGTAAGGACGGAGCCAGCGTTTGGCCAGCGTGACGTCGGTGATGGTGGTGTCAGAGGCGCGGCTGGTGATCTTGGTCATTTCGACCGCGGCCATCTGGTTGAATGTTTTTTCTTTGCCGCGAACAGACTCCACGGACACGAACTCACGCAACTTGGAAACCTTCTGCTGGAGGAGGTGTTCCCAGTTGGAGGTGAACTCCGTCGTGAAGTATTGCGGGATCTGTGCAATAGCAGACATAGTTGTTTCTCCTTTGGTTTTGACTAAACCGGCGTCGTGCCGATCTCGTCGGGTTGATTGATTGTGGTGTCCTCGGCACTACCGATTATCCGCGAGCGCGGGTCGTCGGCCTTGGGCTGCCGTCGGACAGGCTCCACAAGGAGTTGTCTGCCTAACTGTTCGCGAGAATTGCGCTGCGCCACACATGGCGCAAGGGTTTAGTCAAAAAAGTTTCGGGTGTTTGTGCATAGCAAAACGCCGCTTGGTATACACAACGTGTCGAAATTTCAGCGCAACGCCGCCCACAAGAATCCGCCGTTGGCGCACCCGTAGAAGAAAAAGATGACGGCCATCGCCGGATCGCCCTGCCTCCACCACCCTGCCGCGGTGGCAAAGTA